TTTATCTTCAAAGACCTTCATTTCATCAGCATTAGCATACTTTGCTTCAGAATTAACTTGCGTAAGTGTTGTGGAAGAATCTAGGTAAGCAATACCTGTCCCATCTTTAGCTAAATATGTATTTGCAAATTCTTCTGCTTTTTTTTGCCGATCGGAGTCTTTTAGTGGCCCAGAATTTGTTAAAACGAACCTTAGAAACCCTGAAGTTCTAATTGCTTGCTCAATTCCCTCATAATTTGTATTTATAACTTTTAAAATTTGATCTATAGCAGGTGATGTTTTTCCAAAGATTTCATTATTGTCAACATTTCTAGCAATATGAATAATATTCTTTAAATCGGTAGTAATCGTTTTTTCATTAAGTTTAAATCTCAAATATATATCTTCTCCATCAGCTCTAACTTCTGTTGCTGTAGGATCTAGGATCCATAATGATCTAACGGGTTCCTT